CGACAATCACCTTTATGCCGACATTGACTTTTAACATAACCCTATGATCGCCAAGAAAATCATCACCGCACTGCCACGCGAAGACGTTCAGCGCCTCGTCAATCGCTGGAAAAACATCCGCCAGCTTGGCTATAAATTTCCCGTGGCTGAGAAGCGTCTCGGGTTCACATTCGAGAAGCTGACGAAGCTGGCGCAACCCTGGGGGATCAAGTTTGAAAGATGAATGCCATTTCACCAAGACAATTACATTGGGGACAGATCATGGTCCGCGACGTGAAGCGAAAACTTATGGTCATGCCGTCCAACAATTCCAGTGCCATCGTCCATTATTGGGCCGGGCGATATGATGGCCGCATCGGCTGGCTAGTCGGGCCGTCCGCGATGAAGAAGACAAAACTTCGCCCGTGGATGCCGTTTGCACTGGACAACGACGCCTTTGCGAGTTGGACAACGGGCAGGCCGTGGGACGAATCGGCATGGCTGGCCATGCTTGGCAACGTGAGGGCGCAGGGACTGTCTCCGCGCTGGGTGCTTGTGCCTGACGTGGTGGCAGACCGTGAGGCCACGCTGGCGAAGTGGTCGCAATATGCGCCCGTCGCAGCTCGCTACGGCTGGCCGCTGGCAATCGCCGTGCAAGATGGGATGACACCCGCAGACATACCCGCGAATGCCGAAGTGATCTTCATCGGTGGCACTACCGCGCGGAAATGGCGCTCGCTACCCATGTGGGCGCGGACAGGTGCCCGCGTGCATGTGGGCCGCGTGAATGAAGTTGAACGGCTCCACATCTGCGAAAGATGGCGCGTCGAATCGGTGGACGGCACCGGCTGGATGCAAGGAACCGAAAACGGCAGGCAGGCGCGGGCGTTAGGCGAGTGGCTAGCCGGTCGCGCCATAGAACATCGTGAATTGTTTATTTAACTCAACGGAAACCACGTCAACGAACCAAAATGAAGAAACTGAACATCTCAATCAATATCCTGCAACTCCAAGGAGCCGTCCGCGCAACCGTCAAAGGCGAGGATTGCATCATCCTTCGACTCGAAAAGTCACGCGCCAAGCCTCACCAGAATGGCAAGATTTACCTCAACCTCGAAGCTGTGGCGAACAAGAACGGCGAGGATCAATACGGCAACTCGCATTTCATCGTGGAGCCGACCACGAAGGACGATCGTGAGTCAGGCGTGAAACTGCCCATCATCGGCAACGGCAAGGAGTGGTCTAACGAGGGGCAGCAAGCCCACACGACCGCGCCAGCTCGCACCACTCGGAACATCCCCAGGGCGCAGCCTCAGGCTGACACGGGACTGGAGGGGGACGACATCCAGTTCTGACTTGTTCGCAAAAACCTTGCCCACCCGAGCCGACGAAGTAGAATGACAGCGCCCGAGAGGCAAGCCGCGTGGAAACGGCTTTGAATTGTAGCATCATGAACCAAAGCATTAAATCGCCCCAGCCTTCGAGGAATACCGCGCTACACGGTTTCCACCCTCGGAGTTCTGGGGCGACCTTTTGTTTATGATCACCGACCTCGAAACCCCTATTTCATCGCCACACTCAAAGCATGAGTGGTGGGTATTTTCAACCGCCTTAAAACAAGGATGGCTCATGCTAATCTGTGACCTCACGGGAGCCACTGGCAGCGTGCGCGACCCTACTTCGGAGGAGTGGTCAAAAGCGTTTTATGCGCCATCCAAACCCTACCGTTGGCATGATGAATCTCGAATCGTGATCGACTAACCAATATGAGCCACGCATTTGAATTACCGCCCAAAGCCATGAAGCTGTTCGCTTTGGCGCTTAACGATGGCGCAGCGGAAGGCGAGTGGCATTCGGCAGCGGTCAAAGCCGTGGCTGAAATGCGGGAAGCTGGCGTTCCTGTTGCCTACTTTGAGTCGAACAAGACGCGCTCAAAAACTGAGCGGCACCACTCGTCGTCCGGCAATATGCCCTTTGGTAAATTTAAAGGTGTTCCATTTCCCGACCTGCCGGATTGGTATCTGGAATGGATCACCGAGAATCTGGAATTGCGGGAGCCGCTGCTTTCTAAGATTCGTGACGAAGTGGCAAGGAGGGAATCACTATGAGTCACGCTATGACTGAGCGATTCAAGACGATTGAAGGCACTCCCACGCAGCGCCTAGTCGGCTACATGCTGGCGGATGCCCACAATGACAAAACGGGGCGCTGTGATCTTTCCATTGCCTCACTTGTGAGGCTCACATCGCTTTGTGAAAGGGCCGTTCAAAAGTCGATTAGTGAGCTACAATGTAACGGTCATGTTACGCGCATATACAGGCAAGGAACCAGCACTCAATACATGCTCCACCCCCGCACCACATGCACCCCCGCACCACATGCACCCCCGCACCACATGCACCCCCGGGGTGCACCTGATGCACCCCCACCCCCGCACGTGGTGCACCCCACCCCCGCACCACATGCACCCAAACCGGAAGGAACCGGAAATGGAACCGTAAGTGAACCGGCGAAAAAGCCAGCCAAGAAGCCGAAAGCACAGAAACTTACGGATGAAGAGTGGATGGCATCACTGAAAGCCAATCCTGAATACTCAGGAATCAACATCGATGCTGAATTCAGGAGGGCGCATGAGTGGATTGCCAAGAAGCCCGGCAGGCAGCTATCCCGCCCATTCTTCACTAACTGGCTTTCCAAATGTGAAAAGCCCCTCACACTCAAGCCTGTGTCGCGGATTCCTGATTACTCCAAACTCCCCTCCGCCTTGTGAATCCATTTCAAACCGGCCCCAAAGCTCTAAGCACTGAGGAAGTGCTAGCGAACTGCAACCGCGCACTGCCGTTCTCCGACGACGCAGAAAAAGGAGTACTCTCCAGCTTCCTGCAAGACCCCGTTGCACGACTCGGAGAAGCTCGCCTAAGCCTGCCGCCGTCCGCCTTCTACCATGAGGCTAATCGGCTGGTTTTCGTGAAGCTCTGCGAACTCTACGACAAGGCGCTGCCGATTGATCCAATAATGCTCACGAAGGTGCTGCGAGATCAGGAAATTCTGGATAAGGTAGGTGGCGCGGCGGCGATCACTGAGTTATTCACATTCGTCCCCAGCCCTGCGCATTACCGGCATTACCTCAAGATCGTGGAGGATCACCACGTTGCGCGCCGAAATATCGACGCCCACGCTCGCGCCCTTTCGGAGTTCTTCGCGCCGGGGCTGGATCTGTCCGCCGCCATCACAGCCGCAGAGGAACACGTTTTAGGCGCTGCCAATGGCATCATCCGCCGAATGACGCGTAAGACCATGAAGGAGGCGATTAGCGAGACGCTGGACGGCATCGAGGAGCATTTAAAGCTCGCCGGGGCGCTCCCGGGATTCCCGACAGGCTTTCAGGTTATCGACAAGGCCACGGGTGGACTTCGAAAGGGCAAGGTGACGGTATTCGCCGGCCTGCCATCGGACGGGAAAAGCGCCATCATGCAAAACTGCGCCCGTGTCGCCCTCCGCTCCGGCGCTAGGGTGGGCTGGTATTCGCTGGAAATGCCACTTCCTGAGCAGACGGCGCGCATTCTGTGCGAAGACAGCGGAGTCGAAGCAAATGCGCTCTACGGCGGTTTAATGAGCCGCGCGCAACAGGAGATGCTCATGCGCTCCGTTCGCCAACTCTCCGAAATGGGCGCTGACATCGTGGAAACGGACGGCTACACCGCCACTGAGATTCTCGCCGACATCGCCGCCAGCAACTACGACCTCGCGGTTGTTGATTACCTGCAACTCATGGAATACGACGGGCGCAAAGGTGCCACGCGGGAGGAAATCATCGCCAGCATTTCCCGCCGCATGAAGCAGGTGGCGAAGAAAAGCGGATGCCACATTCTCACCGCGTCACAGCTCAACGACCAAGGCAAGCTCCGCGAGTCCCGCGCCATCGGCCAGGACGCAGACAACGTCTTCCTTGTCCACAAGCACCCAACAGACGAGGGCGACGGCTACGACGACACCCGGCGCATTCTCTTTTGTGAGAAAAACCGAGGCGGAAAACGTCACTGGCAAGTTCCGTTGCTTTTCAACGGCCCCACATTCACATTCAAGGAGGTCCCACCAGAAACAGAATGAGCGCATTAACAGAAATACTCCCTCAACTTGCTTACACGCTGATAGTCGTTCTTTGGTCGTATCGAGCGGGTTATTTAGATGGATGGAAACACCGTCACATCATCTCGAAATGCAAACACAACCCGCAGCCGAAATGAGCACTACTGAGCCATCCCTCGCCGCCATCTTCGCCATCTGCGATCACGTCGCGGAGTCTGGGGAGGCGATACGCACCGAGGAGGAAGCGAGGGAAGCGGCTCGCGTTTGGCTGGGTTTTCCGAATAAGCTTGACGCACTTCCGGCAGAGACGGTATAATCCAGCACGAACGAGGAAATTCATCACATGATCGACCCATCAAAGCCACTCCAAGACTCTCAGCATGAACGCTTTGCGTGCGAACTTGCGAATGGTGCTTCACAATCTGAAGCTTATGAGTTGGCAGGCTTTAAACCTCATTGCGGCAATGCTTCACGATTGAGTTCAAATGAGAAGGTTTCTCAACGGGTGTTATGGCTCAAGACTCAGGCTGCGTCTGATACGGTTTTATCCATGATCGAGAAGCGACGAATCTGCGCAGAGATTGCCAGAGGTGGAGAGGATAAAGACCGGCTTGCGGCTATCAAAGTGGACAATGATCTTGCTGTTGAAGGCGCTGAAGCTGCGGCGAATAAGGCCCTCGAAGTAATCATCCGCAAACTGTGACCATCGAGCTACCTCACCGCTTCACACCACGGGACTACCAACTCCCGATGTGGCGGGCGATGGACGACTACAAGCGGTGCCTTATGGTCTTCCATCGTCGCGCTGGCAAGGATAAGCTCTGCTTCAACAAGCTGATCACAAAGGCGATAGAGCGCCCCTGCAATGTGGCCTATTACTTTCCGACTGCCGCACTGGGCCGCAAAGCTTTATGGATGAACGTGGATGTCACCAACGGGATGCGAGTCATCGACCACATTCCCAAGGAACTACTCGCCAAGCCGCCGAATCAGACAGACATGCGAATCGAGCTTATCAACGGCTCGACGATTCAGATCCTCGGCACTGACAATCTGGACGTGGTGGGAGGCAACTATTACGGCGTCGTGTTCTCAGAGTTCCAGAATCAGAACCCGCTCGCGTGGGATTACACGCGCCCCATCCTGGCAGAGAACGGCGGCTTTGCATGGTTCAACGGCACTCCTCGCGGAGAGAATCATTTCTTTGACCTGCTCAAGACCGTGAAGACAAACCCGTCTTGGTTCGCCCAGGTTCTGAGCGTGGACGACACGAAGGCCATCAGCCTCGCCGACATTGACGAGGAGCGGCGCTCTGGGATGTCAGAGGCGCTCATTCGACAGGAGTTTTACTGCGACTTCTCCGTTGCCAATGAGAACGCCATCTATGGCCGATACATGACGGCAGCAGCGGCGGAGGGCAGGATTGGCGAGTTTCCCGTGGATGGACGCTCGCCAGTTCATACGTTCTGGGACTTGGGAGGGCCGCGCAACACGACTGTGTGGTATGGTCAACGCTCGGCCTTTGGGCACTTCCGGTGGGTGGATGTGGATGTGGGATTGCCTCTCACAGTCACTGAACGGCTCGCGCACATGCAGTCCAAGGGTTACAACTACGGCAAGCACTACATGCCACACGATGCCCGGCAGACACAGCGCAACGGGGTTACGTTCGAGGCCGATGCCATCACAGCAGGATTCAAAAACATCGTGGTCGTGCCGGTCATCCCCGATGTGTGGCAGGGCGTGGATTACGTCATGGGCCTCATGCCAACCTTTGAGTTCCGGCTACCTGCCTGCGAAACTGGCGTGAAGGGATTGAAGGCTTACGAGATGGCTCCTGACGCATCATCTGGCGTGGTCAAGAACGTCCCCTTGCACACCTGGGCATCTCACGTTGCCGATGGAGTACGCACGATGGCGGAAGCTGATAGACTCGGGTTAATACCGGGTTATAACTCACCCGAAGGGCCGAGAAGGCGGCAAGAATGGCAGCAGACATGAGCCCTTTTGAACAAGCGCGCGCAGTCGCCCGCCGTGTAGGCCTCGACTTCCAAGCGGCCCTGCATGAGCACCTTGAGCGCGGTTACGTCTATTCGAGTCCCGAGTGCTTCATCATGGCGCACGACGCGGAGCACAACGGAGAGTTGGCCGTATTCGTTACTCTTGCCTGTGGGAGTATGGAGCACTTTGTCAGCATCGACCCGCGCAGGGATGAAAGGAAGTGGT